TCATGCAGATGGGCCTTGCCGACTATGCCCGCGATGCCCTGTCCCGCAGCGGCACCGTGGGCGTGGCGATGATGGGCCGCGAAGAACTGCTGCAACGCGCCATGCACACGGTTTCCGACTTCCCGGAACTGCTGACGGGCGCGGGCAATCGCGTCTTGGCCGATGCCTACAAGCGCGCCGAAAGCCCGGTGAAGTAACTGGCGCGGCAGCGCACGGCTGCTGACTTCCGGCCGCTTTCCACGCTCAAGGTGGGCAACTTCACCAAACTGGAAAAGGTGACCGAAGCGGGCGAGATCAAGGCGCTTTCCACGGCCGAAGCCAAGGAAGGCTATTCGCTGGAAACCTTCGGCGGCATTTTCAGCCTGNCGCGCAAGGCGATCATCAATGACGATCTGGGGGCCTTTGCCCGCTGGGGCGAAATGATGGGCCAGGCAGCGGCGGAAACCGAAGCCGGGCAGCTTCTGGCGCTGTTGACCGCGAACGCGGGCGCGGGCGTCACGATGGGCGACGGCAAGGCGCTGTTCCATGCCGATCACGGCAACCTTGCCGCCTCTGGGGCTATCCTGGACATTCTCGCTTTGGATGAAGCCCGGCAGGCGATGCGCACCCAGAAAATGCAGGACGGCAAGACCCCGGTGAACGTGGTTCCGCGCTTCCTGCTGGTCAGCCCGTCGCTGGAACTGGAAGCCGAAAAGTTGTTGGCCTCGATCCAGCCGAACACCACCGCAGACGTGAACCCCTTCGGCGGCAAGCTGTCGCTGCTGGTGGAACCGCGCCTGACCGGCAACGGCTGGTATCTGTTCGGTGACCCGTCCACCGCCCCCGTGCTGGAATATGCCTACCTGTCCAGCGCGCAAGGGCCGCAACTGTCCAGCCGCGACGGCTGGGAAATGCTGGGCCGGGAATTCCGCGTCACCCTCGACTTCGGCGCGGGTGCGACGGATCACCGGGGCGCATACCGGAACGCGGGGGCGTAATGGCAACCCTCGCCCAACTCCAAGAGTGGCGCGAACGCCTGATGGACGCCAAATTCAGCGGCGTCCTGATGGTGACGGACTCCAGCGGCGAGTCCGTCCGGTATCGCAGTCATGCCGAACTGGCAGCCGCGCTTTCCTCTCTCGACACCGAAATTCGGCGGGCGGGCGGCAACAGCCCTTCCACCTCGATCACCTTCAACACCTCGAAAGGTCTCTGACATGGCGAAGAACTTCATTCAGGCGGGCGACACCGTGACCATCCCCGCCCCCGCAGCGATTGCATCGGGCGGCGTGGTCATCGCGGGCGCGATCATCGGCATCGCCCAAGGTGACGCGGCTTCCGGCGCATCGGTCGACGTGAAAACCTCTGGCGTCTGGGAACTGCCCAAGGTTGGCGCGGATGTTGCCACCCTGGGCGTTGCGATCTATTGGAACAGCACGTCCAAGCTGGCAACCGTCACCGCGTCCGGGAATACCAAGATCGGCGTTGCCGTGGAAGCGGCCGGGGCCGGTGTTGCCTCGATCAAGGTTCGCCTGTCGGGCTTCTAAAGTCGGCGTGGCGATGCCCTGTGTTGGTATCGCCACACCTTCCCGAAAATCGACTGCGACTCCTCTGGGCAGCTTTCACTTGTTGGTATTTTTGTTGGTATCAGACAAATTTTTTCTTTGTTTTTCAATGAAAAAGACTCCCCTACGGGCTGCCACTTCAACACAGTTAGGGTGTTGAGAATAAAGTAAAAAACCACAAATCGTGAAAGTGCATCCCGCCGTTTTCCCGCCACCGGGATTCCGCGTGTTTTGGCCGTGCAGTGTGATGCACTGGTGTTTCGGTTGGTCTCCTTGGGCAACGCTACCGCGACCCGCACCAGACGACCTATGCTCTCCCAACATATCGCATCAGAAGCAAGGGGCTCGCGCAGCGCCTCGGTAGCGCCTTGTCCAATCTTGCGGCGGTGCGATGAAGCTGCGACGCTAGAAAGCCGTCGCGTGCCATGTTTTCCCGGATGGCATAGAGATGCAGCGATACCGTTAGGAAGGCATTGACGACGATGGGCGCATCGTCTCGGCAAGGTTCGCGATATTCCACTTCTGTTCTTGCCTCTTTGTGTCAGATGCTGCAACATTGGCAAAAATATTCCCAGCGGGGCGATGATGCTAGACCAAGCCAAGTCGGACTTTGCGCGGTTGCGCGAGAGGGCCGGAATCTCAATCGAAGACTTTGCCCCGCGCGCGGGTTTCAGCGTCAGCACCCTTTACCGCTGGGAACGCGGTGACGGTCGGCCCCGGCAGTCTGCCGTCTTCATGCTTGAGGAACTGGCCCGCCGGAACCGCCCGTCTCCTGCGACACCTTCACCTGTCTTTCGGTTCGTTGACTTGTTCGCGGGCATCGGGGGGCTGCGGCGGGGGTTTGAACCGCTCGGGGGCAAGTGTGTGTTCACCTGCGAATGGGACAAGTATGCGACAGCGACCTACAAGGCCAACTTCGCGGACGGACCGGAACACACCTTCGCCGGGGACATTACGAAGATTGCGGCGAAGGACGTGCCGGAACATGACCTGTTGCTGGCTGGCTTTCCCTGCCAGCCATTCAGTATCTCGGGCGTCTCCAAAAGGAACGCGCTCGGGCGGGCACACGGCTTCGACTGCGACACGCAGGGCACGCTATTCTTTGATGTTGAACGGATCATCGCAGAACACCGGCCCAAGGCATTCCTTCTGGAGAATGTGAAGAACCTTGTTAACCACGACAAGGGACGGACCTTTGACGTGATCATTCGGACCCTCAAAGACAAGTTGGGCTACACGGTCGCGGCGAAGGTAATCGACGCCAAGTCCTTTGTCCCGCAGCACAGGGAGCGCATCATCATTGTCGGCTTCCGGGAAAAGAATGCCTTCGGCTTCGAAGACCTTGACCTCCCGCTGCCCATGAACGGTCCGAAGCTCGGGACGATCCTGCACCCTGAAGACGGGACGGAAGCGGCGGAACGCCCCTACACTCTGCCAAACGGAGAGGTGAACCCCAAGTATGTCCTGACTGATCATCTATGGAAGTATCTTCAGGACTATGCGGCGAAGCACCGGGCGGCGGGCAACGGCTTCGGTTTCGGTCTTGTCGGGCGGGGTGACGTGGCGCGCACCCTCTCAGCCAGGTATTACAAGGACGGCTCGGAAATCCTTATCAACCGGGGACCGGGGGAGAACCCTCGCCGCCTGACCCCACGCGAATGCGCCCGGCTGATGGGCTTTGACCGGCCCGGCGGGTCTGCCTTCCGCATCCCGGTTTCCGATACCCAAGCCTACAAGCAATTCGGCAATTCAGTCGCGGTTCCGGTGATCGAAGCGGTTGCGCGCCACATGGCCCCATACCTGACCGTGGCTGACGCAGCAGACGACGCGCACCTTCAACGGCGGCTTGCCCTCGTTGGCTGATACGGTGGACGGCGCCATACGAAGCCGGATGATGGCTGCAATCCGGGGCAAGGACACACGCCCGGAAATGACCATCCGCCGGGGGCTGCACGCGCGGGGTTTCCGTTATCGGCTGCACGCGCGAAACCTGCCGGGGAAGCCTGACCTTGTGTTCCCGGCCCGGCGTGCGGTGTTGTTTGTCCACGGCTGCTTCTGGCACGGGCACGACTGCCCAATGTTCAGGTGGCCGGGTTCACGGGTGGATTTCTGGCGGACCAAGATAGAGGGGAACCGGGCACGCGACAGGGCGGCACAAAAGGCACTTGAAGCGACGGGTTGGCGCGTGCTGACCGTCTGGGAATGTGCCCTGAAGGGGCGGGGCCGCCTGCCCCCGGACCGCGTGCTACAAGTTGCCGCCGCATGGCTGGCAACTGGCAATGGCCGGATGACGATACGGGGGGACGGACCGCATGGCACTGATTGACCTGACCGACTGGCTTGCCGAGTTCTGCGCGCCCGGCGTGGCGTGGTGCGTCAAGCGGCTTTCGGGGAATGACACACTTGCGAACGGAACGCACCAAGGCGGGCCTTACCTGCCCAAAGACTTCCTTTTCGGGGTGTTCCCGGCGGTCAACCGGACAGATGTGAAGAACCCCGATACTTGGTTCAGTCTTTCAATCGACTCCCATACTGATGCCCGGCAAGTTCGCCTGATCTACTACAATTCCAAGCGGTCGGAGGGCAAACCGGGCGGCAGGGACGAAACCCGCCTGACCAACTTCGGCGGGGGCAACTCTGCCCTGCTTGACCCGGACAGCACCGGGGCCTTGACCGTCTTCGCCTTCCCGCTCGGGCCTGACGGAAATGCGGCAGAATGCCGGGTTTGGGTGTGCAGGCACGCGACCGAAGAAGACCTGATTGAGGATCGTGTCGGGCCAGTGGAACCGGGGCGCACTGTTGTCTGGACGCCGGCCCGGCCCGGCCTGTTCCCGCCCCATGCTGCGGTCAGGGCAAGCTGTTGGCTTCAGCCTGCCGAGATACCCCCGGCTTGGCTCTCTCGCTTCCCGACTGGCGCGGAAATCATCCGCAAGGCAGTCGAACTGCGTTCTGAAGCCAGCCTGCCCCCGGACAAACGGCTACTGCGCCGCCGGGACTGCGAGTTTGAAATCTTTCGCAGTGTCGAAGAAGCCATTGAACTGCCATTGATCCTCGCAGGTTTTCCAACTCTGGACGACTTCCTTGGCCGTGCGCAGACCATCCTTCAGCGCCGCAAGGCACGCTCGGGGCGGTCTCTGGAATTGCATACGCGGGAAATCCTCATTGAAGAACGGCTGCGAGATGGAACCGACTTCGCACATGGCGCGGAATCTGATCCGGGCAGGCGTCCTGATTTCCTGTTTCCATCCGTCGCAGCATATCGGGATAGCGCCTTTCCGGCAGACCGGCTGCGAATGCTTGCAGTGAAGACGACTTGCCGCGACCGTTGGCGTCAAGTGCTGAATGAAGCAGACCGGATTCCGGTCAAGCACCTCCTGACCCTGCAGGAAGGGGTGTCCGAAGGCCAGTTCAAGGAGATGTCAGAGGCCGGGGTCCAACTGGTCGTGCCCGCACCGCTGTTCAGCAAGTTCCCCGAGAGCGTCCAGCCTCATCTTCAGACGCTGGAAAGCTTCATTGGTGATATTCGTCTTCTGGTTGGCGTAGGGGCGTAACGGGCTTGCCCGGTATGGGCGCTGGGCTTCTCGCTGGGACTGTGTTCGGGCAGTTCAGCAGGTTAGCTGCCAGCCAGCAGGAAGCACCTGTATACGGTCAAGAAATCCCACCTTTTGAAATGAGTGAGAACTAGGGCCTGTTGACGTTTGAGGATTCCCAAATCGGCTGCGGAGTGATTCAAGGTTGCCAAATGGGAGGTAACCTTGATCCGCA